CGGGGACAACGCTGTTTCGAGTTCAGCGTTAGTGGGCAAGTCTGCCACCGCAGCCGCAGTCGCGTACGGGGACAACGCTGTTTCGAGTTCAGCGTTAGTGGGCAAGTCTGCCATGCCAGTAACTGTACCGTCAGACTCGATCGACGCGTGCCGCCCAGCGATGATTGGTTCAACTGGTGTTACGCGCACGCCTGCTGCCGAGAACGCGATTTCGCCGCCACCAATGACGTCTCCAGTCGCCACGTCAAAAGCCACGTAGTTAAAGCGGGCTGGCAGTACAAGTGGTGTAGGCACAGTGTGCGCATACACTCGCGCGGCCAAGCCAGTACCAACAGCAGCGCCGGCAAGTATATATGTCGCGAGATTGCTTTGATTGAAAGCTTCGATAGCTCCGGTGCCGATAATCATCCATTCACCAGCATCATTGAACAGTACAATCTCAACACTCTGGCCCGGATCATATGTCACGTGAACTTTCGCACTCATTGTTTTGTCTCTGTGTTAGAATGCCGTGAAGCCAGAAAGATTGATCTTTGTTGTAGCCGCACCAGGAACAAGTGTATTGATACCAGCATCAAGATCAGTGAGATACTGCACAAGCGATTGACTGGAATGACTTGACAGCACGGCAAGCTCACCGTTGATGATTAAAGCACGCGGTGCTCCGGAATCCCCGGATATGTAAAGCTTGGTGAACAACAACCGCTGTGCATCTGTTGGCTTAACAAATCCTTCAGCCAGAGACACTTCAGTCATCCAATTCTGAATGTATCCGCCTTTAGTCTGATCTGTGGACAGCACTGGAATGCTATACTTTGCCGATTCAGCGCCAATCGCCACGCTCGGAAAATATGTGGACCAATTTGACGGAAGAACTTTGTTGACATGAATACTCGCGGGTAGTGCTTCACTAAAACGAACTAAGTACATGTCGCCGACAGGCTGTAGCACAGCTTCTACAATGCGGTCTACTGCAATGTTGTCAGCGGTGACAAAACGAACCTTTGTTCCGATTGGGCATGAAGGATTGTAGTGTGCGGCGAATATGGCAATTTGATTGTGTAAAACCGTGCCATGCCGATTCTGTGAACCTAAGCCATAGTTACCGATGTCGTTCCAAACACCGATGCCAGTGCAATCAATGCCTAGCAGATTTAACCAACAATTTGAGTTACGTACATAAATCGCATTCACATGGTCCATTGAAGAGAACAGTAGACCATTAGTAATCAGCGTCTTGCCGGCAATTGCACTGTCGATAGCGTCGGTACAATGCTTAGCGGCGCTGCCCGCGATATAGCTGTTGAAGCGATTCGTCGTTTGACCAGTAGCCTTGCTAACAGTAACATTCTGTCGCTTCCAACATTTTGTGCCTTTGCACAGGATGCGAGCAACGCCATTGGCAACCCAATCAACTTCACCATTCTCAGTTACAGTTCCGATGCCAGTGTCCAGCGATTCGAAGGTGAATGCTAAGTCACCCGTTGCGACAAGATGTCCATCAGTTATGATCGTTGAACTAGTCACAGAGTCGAACAGAATGTCCTCGATTGTGACTTGCGAACCTGGATTGCCGCCAGACACTTCAACATCAACATAGGTCACGAGGTTAAAATCAACCTCGCTTAATGCGCCAGCGTCAATACTTACGCCGCCACCAGCATGTCCATCGATAAGGACAGCACTTCCACCAGAATTGCCGTTAATGACGAGCATGCTTTAACCTGTCACGTTGGCGTCGGCGATGTTGAACGCTGCCGCGTTCGTGCCGAGTTTGTTTGTCAAGTTGGAGTTGATGCCGTTGGCACCCATCATCAGGTGCGAGGCGGTCAGTGTGGCGGTCGTTTCGGAGCCGGTCCGCTCAATCGCATTGCCAGTGCCGTTTCCGAGGATCGTGCAACGCCGAAAGATCGGCGAATCGCCGCCAGCTACGACGACGCGAAAGATGGATGAATTCGTGAGGCCGCACTTGTAGAAGCCATCTTCAATGACTGCGCCAGCGTAGGGATTGAGATTGCCGGTCGCTGTTGAGTCTGTGCTGATTCGGCAGCGAGTGTGCCGACCAGTAAACGACACGAAGGCGGAAGCGATGGCACTGGAACCCATCCCAAAGCAATGAGCAGCACCCTCGCAATCCTCAAAAACAGCGTTGCAAGTAAAGCCACTTCCCCAGCCGCCGTAGATACCAATTACGCGATTCTGCGCGCCACCCACGCATACTCCCCTGATCCGGCGATAGGTGCCGTCAAAATTCGTAAAGGTGGCATACGACATCATGTCGACAATGCTAACGCCCGATGTCTGGGCAAAAATCAAATCTTCGTGAAGCGTTGCGGCGTGCGTCGAGCCGCCGATCTTAAACACCTTTCCGCTGCCTTCGCGGTAAAAGGTGATACCTCGGATGCGCACGTCATTGGCTGTCTGATTGAAGGCCCGCGTGCCGCCGAAGATCGTCACAGCGCCTGGACCGCCGACGCCAATCACGTCAACAAATTCCGTGTCGAGGGCAATATCGGCCCCCAGACTATTGATGTCGTACCAGCCTGGCAGGATGACGAGCGTGTCGCGATTCGTGGTCGACTTGTCGTTGCCGTAGGGCCTCAATGCCTTAGCCGCCGTATAGGCGGTGTTCAATGCCGAGCCACTCAACGCCATGTTGCTGCCGGTCGGCCCGACCCAGATCGTTGCGCCCGTGTTGAAGTTGGGCGTGAACGAAAGGCCACCGAGCGTTGACCCATCGCCATGCAACAGCGTCCCAAGATCGGTGTTGATGACCAGCTCGCCCAACTGGGGCGTGATGCCGGCCAGCGTGCCCGTGCCACCGTAGCGAGTGATGATCGTGCCAGTGATGTTCTCGGTCCGCTGAAGCGCACCTGCGATGAGAGCTCTAAGAGCAGCGGTCAAACTGACTGGATTTGATAATGTCATCATTTGAGCCTATGGGAAAGCTGTTCTTTGATTTGACGCAACTGCTCTTCTGTTCTCGCTCGAGCAATAGCACTCTTTTCAAGTGAGTCGTTCATTGCTGAGATCAATGCTACCTGCATTTCTACTATAGTTTCGATACGCGTCGTGCGCCGTTCGTTCGAGATCACTGAACCCGCAAGTGTAATGATGATTGCAAGCGCCGCGAGCCACTCTCCTAGGCCCCATCGAATCCGATGTGCACGTTTTACTAGCACGTAGAGACTCCTCTTAAAAGCCGTGCGCCTGTTTGTGTTGAGACAGGCGCACGGCGGCGCACAAGCCAACCCCCACCCCTCAATGAGAGCCAGCGGCAGCAATCACCTCTTCTTTTCGAGCATCTTCGATGATGCCTTCTCGAACATGCTGTTCGTTGGCACGAAGATCATCGACCGCTTTCAGAATCGGAATGCGATCAGCAACACTGGATAGCCGAAGTGCAAGCTGCTTGGTGAACAACTCATCCAAGTGCAGCTTCAATGCACCCGGAGTCATGAACATCTTTTCGAGCGATTCAATTTCTTTGAATAGCTCAACGATGTCGCCAGTAGCGACTGATTCAGCGATCTCTGCAAGAAGATCAAGACCTTCGGCCTTTGCTCTGCCTGCAACGATGAAGCACCGCTTGCGAATCGCCACCATCTTGCGGCGCTTCAATACAAAAATCAACCCGATGCCGACGCCCGCCATGACGGCGAGAACGGCCATGATGATTTCCATTTCACTTACAACGAACATTGGCATGAGTCCTTACGTGAGAGGAAGAGTTCTAGCCGTGAACCGCCTTAGTGAACATCACGACACAGGCGCCTGCTACTCCGAGCAATCCGAACAGAACAAGCGGGCCCCAATGCACGCCTGCTGTCTCTTCAGTGTCTGGAGTATCATCCACTGGTGTGTTATCTACCGGCGGTGTATCAACCTTGGGTACATCAACCGGCTTATCGTCAGGCTTCGGATGATGCAAGATTCGACGAAGGATACCCTTGCCAGCTGCATCCTCCTTGCAGGTCCCGTCGACTTTACAAGGCGTTGTGCTTCGTTGAGTAGTAACCTTAGTAGTGTGCCGTACGCCACGAACTGTGCGCTGGTGCTCGCGCACTTTCGTTTTCATAGCAGAGCACAGGGCATCAGGTGATCTCGGTACATTGTTAGCGCTGGCCTTGTAGACCTTGTAGCCATTGGGTCTTTGCAGAATACAGCAAGGATAGCTGTCCTTAACAACACTACGAAATTGCGACTGGTAGATTGGGTGCGAAGTAGTATAGTGGTGATACCTCGTACGAGACTTGATTTTCTTCAAGCCCGGGTCAGTATCAAATCCTTTGACGAACGCACTCTCTCGAGCGTCTTGCTGCCAGGCGTCGCTGGTGAAGACGATCAAGTCCCACTTGTCGCCGTCATCCGGCAATTCGACTCGTTCACCTGCGAGTTGCGGAACAGTGTACGCGTCCAGTGCGCGAGCAGTGAAGAAGCCTAGTCCTAAGGCTAACACACACATCAGAATCTTCATAAAGAACTCCTTGCTACAGTTGCCACGTAGGTGCAGGCGCTGGATTGTAGATAGGCGTCGCCGCCCAGCCACCATGTGATCGCCACCGTGCAATCCAATCATTACGATCATATACCTTGATCGTATCTCGTTTGCCGTTGTTATCCATTACGTAGGCCTTTGCGTTCGGCGTACCAGCAGGATCAATGCCCGCCAGAAAGCGCACATGATTCGATGCATCATTGACAATGCATCCTCGGCCAGTTCGACAAGCGCGGTCAACAAACTCGATGTCACCGTTTGTCGTATCAGCATACTTGAGGCCAGCCGCATCCGCTTTGCGTCGTAGACCCGATGAGCCTTCGCCACCATGATGTCGCTTGTGCCACCACTCAGACATCTCATAGAGCTTGTTGTCTGAATCGCTTTGCCACATGGTAGCGTAGCACCATGATATATGCACGCACGAGCCATCAGGATTGCGATACCGATTATTGACGGGTATCATAGCGGCCGGTTGGCGACGAGGCTGTACGATGACGCTGATGTTTGCAGGGCGAGATGATTGCTTTGGATTATCGACACGAACACAACCTACAAGTAGCAGTAACAGTAAGTATCGCATGCCAGTCTCCTACTTGAGGATGATCGGTTTACGCAACAACGAAATGTGTCTCTGCTTGCGAATAAGTCGATTCGGCGACCACCCGCTTGCATTCGTTGTCTTAAAGATGCCTACAGTTGTATCATGAGCCGCAACAAACTCTGAACAAAATAGCCACTCGAGACTTTCATCACCAAGTTGCTCTTCGAGAAATCCTAACAGATACGTTGAACCCATCATGCCACTACGAATAGCACCGGGCTCATCATAACTGCGTCCAAGACAAGATACTAAGAACTCTGTTGAGCGAACGACCTCATGCGAGTAGAGTGCAGTCGTCAGAGGGTAATGCCATACGCGACCGTTGTACTTTTCGATACGATCTTCGATCTCATGGGCCTGCACTCCATCACATGGAACCCTGCGAATCGCGCAGACATCTGAACAGTCGTCATGCGTGGTACTTTCAAAAATGTAGAGGTCATCCTTGTACTCGCCCACAACACCGATGTGAGAAATCGATGTGCACCATCGCGGCCAGTATCGTCCAAGATAAGGAAGGCCGTATGTCGCAAGACAAATAATTGCGCTCTCGAGACAAAATCCTGAGAATGCAATTTTATCACCGGGCTTAAACGCGGTCATATCAAACTATACCCGGTTGAGCCGCTGTAGGGTTATCTCTGAAGTACTCCGCGAGAAGACCGCCGGTCGGAGCTTCATCTGCTTTGTCAATAACACCCAGTTGCTTCTTGATGGCATCGAGATCAACGACGTCGGCCTCTTGTAGCATCACATCAGGATTTGTGAGGAATGTTTTGTAGAGATCACGATAATAGTTTCGCTTCTCATCCGTTAATGGCTTAGGTCGCACTACAACAGTTCCGCGATATGCGCGACCGTAATTGAGTTCAAGTAAAAGATCCGCAGGGCCACGCGAGACTTGCTGGCACACTACTGTGTGTCGCATCTCCATGTTTGTAATAGCGAAGTCACTATGCGTCTCGGCCTCCGCCTTCGTTCCATATTGCCCTTCGAGCACTGCACGCTCGGGAAGACCCATGCCTCGAACTTTAAGCGTGTCGAGATATCGTTGGCGTTCAATGAATGCGCCCTTCTGTTGGCCGCCGTCGTTAAGCAGCTCGATCTTCCAGGCATCTTCAGTCTTGTCATCAATGGTGTCGCCGTACGGGACTAGATGTCTAGGCACGGCAATGCTGCCTGAGGCCTCAAAGGCGAGTATGAGCTTTTTAGCGATCTCGAAGTTTTGAGTCTCAACACCGTTGTACTTCGATGTGCCTTCGGGGTAATGCACTACAAGGTGCGTACCCGCGATTTTCTTGTCATATCGCGTAGCCGCAGCCTCAATGATAACACCCTTCTCATAAGGCCCACGAGAATTCTCAAGCAATGGTACACCGTACCAATTTGTGCCCTCAACATCGACTGTGATAACAATGCTGTCGTGCACGCTTAAATCAACAGGCGTTGCATTCTTATCTTGACGCAAGCCAATGAAGGCACCTGATTCTTTGTCTACTAAGATCTGTGTTTGGTTCTGCAGGAGCGGCTTCATCTTGCATAGAGAGATCATGCCCCATTCATCGAGATCGAGTACAAGTTCAAAGGCTGACCACCCGCAATCAACATGACCCTCAATTGTTGTCTTCATGAACCCTACACGTAAAGGCTCGAGTTGTTCTTCGATAAAATCACGTGCGTCTGCGGGTGCATAGTCATTTGCTTCATAGAGCCAGCCCGCAGACACAAGCGGAGCGACGATAAGCATACGCCCAAATGCAATCGTCGGATCTTCGCGCATCTGACGATAAGTCTTGTACTTGCGCTCGTTTTGATTAGGCAGCAGCGCATCTGAAAGCATGCCTGGAGAAGACCACAACTGTGCGCCGGTTCTTTCAACCATTGACATAAACCTCCGACATGACCTCAGGTATTTGTACTGTGAGCGGAAATAGCCTATGCACGATATACCCTAGTGCGTCTGTGATGTGACCGACGTCTCCGTAATCGTCGACCTCAGTTGTGCCTTGCTTGTACGCGCGTGTTAAAAGATCACGCCGCAAGTTGGCACAACGGGGATGAATGATGCATCGACGCAATCCTTCTGCATTGCAAAACAGAGCATTGCACGCTGCAAACCTGTTTGATCGACTAGGATTGCGCCGCGGGTAGAACACACGTGCATTGCTGAATCGCTTATCGTTCTTGATCTGTATATAGTCAGACGCTGACGCTCGCGTGTTACGTGCCTGGCTCGTAGCATCCCCGATAAAATCGAATCCTGATTTGTGGGTCCCGTATCTTGCATGCAGATACGTCAACGTCTCTTGTGTATTTGTATTTCGCAGCCACAGTTCATCAAGTACATGCAACTCATCGCGTACTCGCTGTGAGATAACCCATGCCATTGGGTCAACGTTGAAGTCGCTACCGATAATTAGTGGCAGCTCTGGGTTGTACGCAACTTCTTGTACGTTCATCACATCATCAAATGCAAAGAACACTAGACCGCTGGCAGTTTCCCAAGACGCGCGGTACTGCTCGTTGTAGTCCTTCGCATCTAAGTTCTCTCGGGCCCATCGGAGCTGCTCTGGCGATAGAATGTCTTCCGACGACCACGTGTAGCTTTCGTGTTCTGCTCCTTGGCCCGGCGCGCTGCCTGCTTGGCAGAATTCTTTGAACTCTTGGGCCCCTGTACCGAAGCGTTTCGGTACTCCGATTCTCCAGCACCACCCGTCCCTGTGAGATAACGCCGGCAAGATGCTCCTAGCAAAGCCACCAGGTCTCTGATCACATGACTCATCAAGGACGCCTCCATCCCATTGATCGCCTTCAATTCGTTGAGGCTTATCCATGCCGACTACATAAAGCATTGAGCCGAACACAGTCTCAATGAGCATCTCACTAGAGTTGGGTTCCTTCTTGAGCCACTCCTTCGGTATGAGCTTAAGGATTTGTCGCCAAGCAACGCGCCGAGCTTGCTTATATGTAGGCAGCGCATAGAAGTACATCGGGTCAGACCAAGGCTTTTTGATTGGAAGCATGCGTACAACACGACGCCTTGAGATCTCTGTCTTGCCCGAACCGCGACCAGCCGCAACACCTACGAAGCGCGCACGGGTACGCCACAACAAATTTTGTTGCGGGTGATGCCTCAATGGTACCCATGCGGGAGTGATCATCGCTCACAGCCTGCAACGGATAGCTCGCACGACGCAGTGTTTGCTTTGGCGTACAACGTCCCGCCTACTGGGAACTGTGCAGGCTGGCCAATTGCACCGCCCACAAGTTTAGCAAACGGATAGAACGTCGCTGATACGACAAGACCAAGCTCGATGTAGTTTGTCGGGTCGATATTACGAAAGTGAGCGAAGCCTTGATTGGCCATGTCAGCGGGCCAAGCAATCGCTTCGTACGTCGTCCCGATCGTTTGTTGAAACTGAGCGACGCGTGTCCCAGCCATATCGAAGTTTTCGATTTGCTTAGCTACATCTAGTCGTGTCTGGCCCTTCTTAACGATGAGCCCAGTCATTGCTTGAATCTCAGCAGACATTACTTATCCTCCTTTGGAGATCTCATCGTATAGCCACAGGACTATAAACAGTGGCCAGAAGAAAAAGAACATGACAGCGAACACGATACCTTCGAGTAAGGCTGTACTGTTATCTTTGCGCATCCAAGAAAAGGCTGAATACGAAATCGCACCGTACACAGCAAACACACAGCACAGAACAAAGTAAGTGATTAGCATAGACTCTCCACAAAGCTGTTGACTTGCTGTGCGAACAACTCGCCACTCATCCATGACTTGTCCATCGCTTGAAGGTATTGATGCGTGCGCTCGAAGATGCCATCTTGAGCAAGCAATCGCGATGCCTCGTCGATGCTACGATATAGCATCGGGTATTGTTCGCCCAAGTAGTATTCGGTCTCAGGCAACCTATTCACGAGCAGCGGGGTACAACGCGCTATGCATTCGATAACGATGTTGTTGGCCGCAGCGCCATGCAGATGTGTAACCACGACTGATGTACACATCATCTCATCGTATTCGTCGTCGCTGAGTCGTGGCAGTTGTTCAACATGTGGCATCTTAACAGGATCATGCACACGGCGTGCAATTGCTGCATCGCGTACTAGCTGCCAACCTAGCCACGGCACCGATCTCGCTCTAGGCACATCTGTATCGAGCCGATAGATGAATCGTAAGTCACGCAGATAGAAGCCAGCTTGCCACAGTCGCTTCGCCTCCCGCCATTGAGGGGCTTGCTTAGTCGGGTGCTTTACACATAGCACTGGTACTCTAAGCCAAGACTGCAACAGCTGCCCTACGGTGGGGCACATTGCAATAGCGCCTTTGAGATAATGGTGCGACGCTCTGAAGTCTTTATCCTTTGCAAGACGAGTCACACACGACTTCTGATCGTTTGTGAGTGGACTGTAGATTTTTGCTGGATGGTGAAAGATGCCAACCCACGGAACATCATACACAACGTGCTGCTTGGGTCGATACATAAATGTTGCATCGACAAAGTCATCCAGCAGGATACCTTCACCACTGGCGACATTCTTGAGACAGTCCCAGGCATAAGGCCAGCCGGACCTGTGTACATCGCGAAACAACGAATCACTTCGAGTCAGACGCATCCTTTTGCTTGATCCTTTCGAAGATCTCCTCGCGGTGCACGTCGATATTATCAGGTGCAATGATGCCGAGCCGAACACGCTTACCACGAATCGACAGTACTCGAATACAGACCGAGCCGCCAGCGATCATGATGCCCTCTTCTTCCATCCGTGATAGTACGAGCATAGTTCAATCCTTTCTTGCAAGAAGGTACAAGTCGTCTGGTCTCGAATCCATATTGAGCGACTCCCAATCAACACCGTGGTGATCCCATACGACCCAACCGCCTTGATCGAGAATGTGCATGCCAGTCTTTGATACAAGCATACACAACTCAGTCAATGTTAATTCACGCACGTGAGGATCGTAAGTCCGTGGGGCTAACTGGTTGATTGCATTGTAGATTACTGCGAGGCTGCACGCGTTGGGTGTAGTGATGAATGCCTTTCCTCCAGGAGACAGCTGATAAGCAATGCGATGTAGCATCGCAATCTGCCCGCTGCCAGTCCAGCGTGCCCGAGCATCCAAGTCGATAGTTGGAGTGTCGTGCACGTGCTCAATAACTTCAGTACAAATCACTGTGTCATAAAACTGCTCGCTATGAAAGGTGCGCACGTCATCGACGCCCGTAGTATCGACTGCCGCATCAGGCCATGCAGCGCGCATTAACTCAGTGAACAACGATTCGCCACCGAAGTCTAAGACACGCTTATGCTCAATAGCCTGGGTCAAGTATTCAATGCTGACTGCATAACGCCAATCGTGCCAAGGTTCAGCGCGCTTTCTTTGCTTGAGCCACAGTATAGCCTCATGTCTATTCATGAGGCACCGTGTCGTCCATTGCTTGAACGTCCATGTCAGGAGTCAATGCGGTTCCATTCTCACCAGATGCCGGCAAACGAATATGATTGCGTACGTAGTTCTCAAATGTCTGTGCGTGCTCAATACTACCGTCGAATGCGTCGTATGCACAGCGAACGATTTGATTGATGAAGAAGTGCAGCTGATGAATCGAAATCTTGTCCTTTGCTTGCTGCTCAATACGTGCAGCTGATTCACAGACCTTGACTACTTCGCTGAGATGATCGCGCATCAGCAAGCTTGCCTGCATTACGATTTGCTGCAAGGCGCTTGTCTTTGCTGCGTCTTTGTTCTGCTCAAGCGCTTCTCGAGCAAGGGCATACATCTGCACTGCCTGCCCGGCAGCGTCGCGAATCAATGCGAGCTCGTCATAGAGCTGCAGTTGTTCAGCGGGTGAAATAGAGGTTGACTCTTCGAGCGCCTCGCTCAACGTCCGTGTCAAGTACTTGCCGTAGAATCTAGGCATAGGATTTTGTTCAGGCCGAATATGACGCTTAGGCGTAGCGCCCCCGTGCGATGCACAATACTTTTGGCCTTTCAATTTCCATTTCTTACACGGCCCGTGGGGTGTCTTGGCTTCGCACTGATACTCAGGCCGATCAATCGGCGGGCCTTCGAGAAGCAAGCCCCCTCGCTTGTTGTAACGCGACATAGTAGTAGTTGCGTGCAGACGATGTTGAGATGCCTAGCTCTTGGCCCATTTGTGCGAAGGTCTTGTCTTGAACATGATGCATAGTAAGCAATGACACCTCAGTTTCTGAGAGCTGTCGTATGATATGATATACCTCGTCCCGTATGCAGAGGTTATCGGTCATACTATAGAATTTATGCTCGACCCCATCAAGTGATGTATGTTTTTGAAGGCGTCGCTCACGAGCGGTCATGTATTTGTACATGTACCAACGCAGACTTCGATGAAGATACGTGCGTAACGACGCACCTTTATCTGGGTCGTATGTGTCGCAGATTTGCTGCACCTTGTCTATTGCGACCTCCCATAGTTCATCAGTTGCATCAACTTGTCCTTTCGCCGAGATGCGACATAGCCACTCTACGAAACTCCTATTTTCGCTCAGCCACGTCAATCCGTTCATCGTGTCTCCTGTAGCATGCCAAGCACAAAGCTCCAAGTTCTTCAGTCACAACCCATTGTCGAGATTTGAGTTTTATCTCATGGCACTCTGGGCATCGAAAGTCAGGTGGCAGATTGCGTCTACGCGCAATTATGCGGCGGTCTTTTCGAGGTTGTGCATCAACAAACGCATTTCGTTCTGCTCGTTTAGCCGCGCGTAAAGCTTCGCGTTTCAGACGGGCTGCTTTTCGATCAAGACGCAATGAATTATTATATTTCCGTTTCATAGCACAACTGACCAAGGTGTAGTATCGAATTCGAAAACCGGCCAATTAGAAACTACCGGCAGTCCCTACGTATACAATAGAAACAGCTATTAGGCTTTTTTCATAAATCTAATAATTGGTAGTACTTGTGGGTTTTTTCAACTATACGGATATAGAGTTCTATAGCCCGTTGCCAAATTGGATGCTGCACCTTGGTCAGTTGTGCTATGTCAAATCTCGCAGTTTTAGCAGTAAATCGTGCGCACTTGAAAATTCTGCGAGAACACGCCCATCACAGTCCTCTACACTATCAGGGTGTCGAACAACAAAAGCGCTCCCAGGCTTTAGTTCGTTGAGCTTATGAATCACTTCACGTTGCAGTTTGCTCAATGAACCCTTGGGCGCTTTGAACTCTAACCACCCACACCAATATCTATGATGCACATAGCGGTCAGGCCAACCCGGGTGTGCAAATTGACTTCCTACCACGGCATACACCACTGCATTGAATTTCTTAAGCTGTGCACACAAATCTCGCGTATCGGAACTTTCACTCATGATGTTAAAATAGATAAAATAGGTAGTTTATTGAACTTCTAGAACGCTTTTAAATGCGCTTCGACAGTTTTGTGACAATCTAACCAGTCAGCTGCCTGTAACCTCCATACCGCTTAAACCAGGCATCACTAGAGATATCCAAACCATCGAGCAAATTATCAATCATTTGATCGAGCAATCGCCAGTCCGGAAGACATCGCAAATTCCATTCTCTTCGCTCTTCATCGATATCACGCTCATCGATGACGCGATCTAAGTCAAAAACGACTCGACGAGGATCGCTAAATAATTGCCATTGCTCTCGTGGATCAGCGGTATGTGGGCAAGACCCATCACCATAGAGAATAGGAATGCAGCCGCACGACTCAAGAACATAGCACTTGCCAGTATAGAACCCAGGTGTATTGAATAACACCGGGCAGCATATTGCATCTTTGAGAATTTCTTGCACCTCTTTAGGACGCACAGCGCCTTGCCATTGCGGAAAGCCGTCCCAGCCCGCACCATAGATCGGATAACTCGTTCCATCGAGTATTCGGTGCCACGGCTCGAATGAGCCATTGCGCGTTCCGGTGTCAACATGGGCATGCGCAAGTACCACACAACGCTCAATGCCTAGATTTTCGTAACGCTTCAAGTAACCCCACGATTCACACTTGGCCCAGATAGAGCGCCTGAGATACTTTTTGCCGCCTACTACTTGAACACGTTGATCACCCCATTGATCGAGCAACGCTACGGGTCTGATGTGGTCCCATCCATAGGACATTTCTTGGTCCTTCGGATACGTGCGTGGATCGTTGTTTACAACCAGTCTAGGCAACTTGAGCCTTTCGATAATCGAATTCATTGGCCCTGTGTACCGCACTGCGGCCGCCTGCACCGTTGCGTAGTTTGGATTTGCAATCCAGCTGAATGTAGGCGAGTACCCCGCAATGTTCAAGAACCCGATGCACTCATCGTCGCCGAGCATTGCTCGAATAGCTATTTCATCAACATCCCAATAAGCCTCCTGCACCGCTGCATTCGACATCTCGGTCAATCCGTCGATCATTGGCCTGTATGACTCGCATGGCAGCTCGCCGTAGCTCTGGCCAAAATAGATCACGCGTAAGTCGTCGCGCTCACACAGATGCCTCAGCGTACCTTCAGACTCGCCTTGCTCACCAGACGCAGAGGCTCGCCCGATAAAATCACGAGTGTACATCGGGCCGCCGCCCTTCGCGAATAATAGTGTTTTCATATTCTTTCGCTATCGTGTCTGTGAGGGGTGGATGCCTCTAAGTAGACACAGCCTCCAGCGCTGCGCATACGATGGGCATTGGATTTACCTTCGTATATCGTAAGTGACTCGTCTCGCTCTAAGTATACGGTCTTACGCTCCTCGAATTCAATTACGAGCGAACCCCGCAGCACATACAGCGTTTCGCACTTCGCATAATGGAAATGCATCGATGTGCATTGGCCGGGATCAAGTACAAGCTGCTTGAGCATGTACGCACCAAAGAACAAGATCTCTTCGCTGCCCCATCGCTTTATAAGTTTATCACCCATTGCATGAATCCTGAAATGCGTTCGACTACTGAGGTATAGAACTCTTGACGCCACGGGATCTTATCATAATGATAATGACCCATGCCTTGAACAAAATTGCGTTCGTTGAGACCCCACCGTTTGATCTTGTCTTGGTCTGCCCAGCACGCGTCTTCCCATTCTTGAATAGGCAATGACATGGCTCGTGCTATAATCAAATACGCGCACGACTGAAAACAACCGACTTGCGGTGCGATATTCATCCCATCAAAGAACATCTTCACTTGCTTGATAGTGGCTGCCGGCAGGTAGTCGCAGTTGTGCGCGCGTATCAATAGCTGCGGCCAATATCGCCGAGTCTCATACACACGCCTTAAGTTGAGTTGTCCGCGGTTTCCAAGACCCTCGATCAAGCAACCCGTAGGAAAGCTGACCCACGTCGGCATAGCCCAACCGTGCAATGCACTATCTAAGAACTCGCGACTATCGTCCTCGCCCGGGCCTATCTGCCACTTTAACTTCATTTCGCCTGTAACTCCAGAGGGCAGACCCGCCTGATCGAAGATATGCAGCATACATTCTTCAAAACCATGTGCGATGTCACGCACAATCCATTCAGCTGAATTTTCGCCAGCACGTCCTAAGTGGTCACGCTCAGCGACTACCTCGCGGCCGTATACTTTGCTGTAATGCTGACGTAGTAATGCAAACCGATCATCGGTTAAGCCAGTGTACGCATTTGGGCCTACTTGTCCAATGCTGGCACAGAATCCGATTTCGCCTTCTACGATATACGCTGCTTCCATCGCCTCTTGAGACACGGGTGAAAAGTAGTACTTCATGCCCTAACCTTTCAAGTAATGGAGATACGATGCGACAGTGCCAATGTCATGCCACTTGAATGCAGAATCGATGTAGCAACCTGATGCGCCGATGCGATTCAAAAAGTAGATACTCTCTTCGTGCGGCAGCGCTCTAAGTGCACTGTCACGCGGTAGATAGTACCAGCCTGCAAGACAGTCATTGCCCAGCGCTCGCTTTGAAACCCAGAGGCTATGAACATACTTGTCCAACTCATCTGAGAACGGCTTTTCGATTTTACGAACAGAAGCCATAGGGATCGTATTTGTCTTTACGAAGCATTCGTCCTGATCGTATATGTTGTCACAAAATGTGACTAAATAATCGTCAGACTTTACACACTCGACTGCAAGCTTGATTGCATTGCCTACACCCAACGGCTTTGGCTGTTCTACGAAAATCAACTCTCCTGAGAGCACCTCTTGAATGATTCCATTAGACGGAACCACGACGATAATTCGATCGCATTGTGATCGAACACAAAAGTCGATTGCAGATTGGATTGCGATCTTGTTGCCTTTGATCGGCAGCAATGCCTTGTTGGGCAATCGCGTTGCTGCACCGCCCGCGAGGACAATTCCATTCATGATCAGAATCCTTGGTTACGAGGAGGGTTGATTGCAATACATGACAATGAGCCGTCGGCCTTTCGATCATTCACGATATATCGCAGGCCAGATGTGACGCCCATCAACAAGTGGTGATGAACAACATGATGACGATACAGCGCCTGCTGTAATACTTGCCGCATCCAATTCGGTCGAGCGGTCACAAGGACAATAATCACACCTTCAGCCTCGAGCCGCGACAATGTTGCAATAGTTCCCATAATGGGCTCGCCCATATCGAACCACTGATTCAAAGCGCCTGCGTTCTTGTGCTTGAATACGACACCATCAATATCGACAAAGTACGTCATGTAATCCACTCCATTATAGATTTGATGCGCTCACGGGCAAAGCTCTGTGATACGTTGCTTATCTTGTCTGGATGGCGTAGCATCCGAATGTAATGGGTGATAAGCAAAGCCCAATGCACCTTACGACAATCAAACATGATCGTATGTGTTAACGGCGGCAGCCCTTTGTGGACGTAGTCGAACCCATCGAGAGACTGTAATAACTTGGATTCGTCGAGCTCTTGGCACGGTAGCCCATGGCAGTCATTCGGATCGAAAAGAACAAGATCGTTTTCAACTGTCTCGATGCAGTTGTAAAGTGTCAAGTCCCCATGACAACGCGTCACAGAGGTTAGTTCACTCTTGTCAATAATGCGAAGCACACGAGACATGTTATCATCAGTCAGACCAGCTACGTAGCTGCAGTATTGATTTCGATCGACTGTAAGGCCCATTCCACCCCACACGTCTTGCTTCATCATGAGCCAAACATCATAGTAGTCACGAGGCGTCTGGCCGTCGATGAAGTCATAGCTTAGGGCGCCGTTGTATATCTCGAGTCCACTCGGTCGAAGCCAGCTCGGAATTGCCATAAGCCAATCGTATTGGAACTGTGCATCGTCGCATTTTTTAACTACGCGCATCGTAGTACTCCTCTAAGTCAGGATCCTGATCTGTTGTGCAGTCCTCGGGTTGCTTATCGTCACGCCATTGAATAAAGCGTGGATGCCTCAAACGACCGCCTGTTCCGACGTACTGGTAGGCGACCTCAACAACACGGCCACGGTATACCTCTTCGTCATCTGAAATTAACAGCCTCTCTTCGTCAGTCATGCCGCCGACATTGGCAACAATGTGTCCACATGCAGTGCTGCACACAATAGCGCCTGTCTGCCCAATGTACTTGCCGTTGCCATCAATGAAATCTGTGCAGATAAGGTCGATTGTCTTTACGGGCTTCCACTTGACCCAATCTAGTAGATTTCCGTTTTTGAAGACAAGGCCTTCGACATCAGGATGATCGGGCATGAAACTTAGCGGGTCCTGCACAAGCCGGTTCTCGATGCGCACAAATCGTGCAGACCTGATGCCAATACCCGCGAAGAAACTCTCAAGGTCTTCAAGCGAACAATCATTCTCGTGCAATGTTGATGCGAACGCTGTGAACGCAAGAGCTTGATCTTGAAACTTGAGTGCCGACTTAACGTATGACGCTCGTTTGCTTGGAACATGCAGCTCGCCGTAAAGACTGCCGCCTAGCAATTCAAGCGCTTGCGTAACTGACTTGAACCACCTATAGTCTTGAACCTGCAGAGTGATATCCGTCGGATGCGATGTAAATGCACAAATGCCGATAGGCGTCAATTCTAAGTTGAGCCATATACCGTCAAGCTTGTGCTGAGCATACCGGAACGAGCTATGGCGTGGTGCCCATGTCTTGCATTTAATTTTCATTGTGCTACCATGTGAAGGTGCCGATAGCAGTGGCCACGAAACATGTGGCCCAGATGCCTTCCATCACTTCGCCTCCAACTTGTGGTGTAGGGCCAGGATGGCCTCAATGAGCGTCGGACCACTGGCCCAAGTGGCACGATCCCGGACTGCCGTCCAATCGTTTCCGATCTTTGACGGCGTGTGGATCGTAATCACTTCTTGCCCCATCCACTCCAACAATTCATGGTCCCGCTCGCACGCCGCCAGACGCTCGCGGAGTTGGGCTAGCTCTTGACGCCGTTCATCCTTGGCAGCCATGACTCGCTCGAGTCGTTCCCGTAGCTCCGCGTTCTCGCGGTGCAACGATTGCGAGAAGTTTTCAACACACTCAACCAATGCCACCAACATCCAAACTGGACCTGGCCGCGAATCGTATTCAACGCCCACCAAATCAGCCAGAAGTCGCAATGCTTCTTCGAGCAGCTTTTGCGTTGCCGCGTTCTCGCGGTGCAGTGGGCTGGTGGCGTTGAGAAAATCGCAGTAGGCGTTCGCACGGTCGAGTGAATTGCCAACCAACACACCGTTCCCATTAAATGTCGCAATAACAACATACCCTTCGTGCAACTTCTGCTGCACGTACCACTGTCCAGGAAGTGACGACGGCGCAACGCAAAACTCCTGACTCGGCACGCCCGCCGTCGCGGACTCGGCGGCATCGTCGAACCATTCTTGCGGCGGTGGATTCTGCGCGGCGAGTTGCTTGAGTGCAGCAATCGGAGGCGGTGTGGTCTTGGCGTCAGACTCACTGAACATTCGATTAAACCTTTCAGCAAACTCATGCGGAAATGGCGTCAGCCCTTTGCGAGCATCCTCCAGGTCGCTTTTCAGCCGCTCGATTTCCTGCCGCTGGGCAGCGTGCGACGCGATCATCACGCGGTAGGCTTCCGTGAGACCGGGCAGGGCAGAGGCTTCGATTGTCAGCCGCTCGATTTCCGTATCGCGGGCAAGCACCTTGTCAATCAATCGCTCGCCGTCCACCCGCAAGTTCTCGCACCGGCGTTCCACAGCGAGGATCTCCTGCCGGGCGGCGGCAAGGTCGGCCTGCGCTTGATTGCGTTCGACGCGGGCATCACGCACGCCAGACATTTGCTCTCCCTTCTGAAAAGCAAAATTCAAATGGCGGCACAGCCACTCGGCCGTTACAGTTGCCGAGTCCTCCTGATTTAGAAGCACCTTGCAGCCATCGAGTGAATACCACGGTTGCTCGCTCATTCGATTTCCCTCCCGCAATGGGGGCATGTTTTCTGTTTCGGAACGGTCGGCGGTGGGTTACAAATCATGGTTCGGCACTCCGGGCATTGCACGCGCCGCGTTACGCTCTTGGATGTTCCAGATACCACGGAATGCACGCCGCACTTCGGCGGTTCCACTGATTCGCTCATTCGATTTCCCTCCCGCTAAGAGTTCTTTATTTGATGCCTCACGAAAAAAACCCGTAAAGGCGGTGCAAGAGTCTATTCTTCTGAGTTGATCTTGTCGATCTGCCGCTGGAGGTCTAGCAGCCTCTCTATGTCACGTTGATGTTTCATCTTGCCAATCCGTCGCCGTAGCTTTTGAATGGAGCCCTGAGCATCGGCAATAATTTGATCGCCGTTCGTCAAGGACTCTTCCAATTGTGTTATCATCTTTTGGTGAAACTCGATTCGTTGCCTATGAGAGGCCAACGATCGCTCAACAAATTCTTGATTCGTCATGTTCGTTCGCGTTACACGAATCAGATTCTTGAACCCGTTCACCATGCCTTCGAGATCAGAGACTTCTTTGTTGAGTTCTTTTTTGCCCCTATGCATGCTGGCGTCTCCTGCGCAGGAGCTTGTACATCGACACAGTGACCATGCCAAGTACTGGTTTGATGTACCTCACACGCCAGCCTTGCTCCTCCTTTGCAGTAATCCAAGCATCAGCTTGAAGCTGCGAATCAAACTCTCTGTCCTTGTAGATTCTTCTTCGAATCATGACCATGTTTCCTTTAGCAATGTGTTGAGCAGTCATCATCAGGCAGCGTATGCTCAAGCGCTACGACGCGGGCGAGGGCCCCGCGTTTCGACTACTTGTCCCCGTTCGTGTTGATGGAATTGAGCAGAGCTTCGGCATCGATGCCCTCGGACTTCAAGGTCGCCTTGAGATCCTCCATCCGCTTCTGCATGCTGAGCAGGCGCTTGGCCTTCACGCGATCCTTCACACCACCGAGCTTCTTGATGTTCTCGCCCTCCCGACGCATGCGAGCGGCCTTCTTCTCGAGATCGAGGGCGCGAAGCTCGAACCACAAGCTCTCGTCCTTGAAGTCCTTCCGCTTGAGGGGCTTGTGAAGCTTCGAATCGAAGTCCGCCGGGACGGTGGCGAATCCACCTTCGGGCACCTTGTACTCGTCTCGCCCCTTCTTGTCCTTCTTGCCATCAACATTCTTCGTTCCCGGCCTTGCAGTTGCTGTCTTAGCCATGAGAGTCACTCCTGAACAAAATGTTGTGTCCTTGTAAAAGCTGTGGACACTTCAGCTACGCGTGCGGCTTTCGCTTCTTCACTGTTCCAACCTGATTGGCTGTCGTCGTTCTCAAACCCGCAGTCAAAGCAAAGGTCATCACGGCCATCAACGAATCGCTGTTCGTTTTTGTCGAACCCACAGCCGCAACACTGACATTCACCTTTACGAGACGGGCGGAGCAGTCGATAGTCCGCCCCGTGTACTGTCACCTCTACGATTTGTTCAAGTTTGTTCGCTTTCATCTCAACTCTCCTTGTGCAATGTGACAGCTATGATCTCGGAACCTCTGAACAAATCACTGCCGTGCTGTAGATCTGAGCGTCGTGCAATCCAACAACTGCAATCGCGCCGTACACCTGACCTTCGTCACGCCAAGTAATGAGGCGAGCGGCGTCTTCAAATCTGTTCACAGCTTGGTGTGCCTCTTCAATTGTATCGTGTGTGATCCGTAAACCCATGTGCATGAGTTTGAGCGCTTTCGAACGAGGACAGTCACCAGTGATGAGGATCATGATTCTGAACTGTTTCATCTTAGATCTCCTTGTGCAATGTGGGTTTCTTTCCAGCATTCAGTTTCGCAATGTAGAATCGGCGGGCAGCGTAGGCGTCAGTGAACAGTCTACGCTTGCGTTGTTTTCGTACATCGTACTCGATGTAGACTGCGAGATGTCGTTGTGAGATGTTCATTTGAACTCCCAATGCGGAGTGATTGAATTGATCTCTTCAACGAATTCGACCAGTTCATCACCTTCAAGATCTGTGACGAAGATTGTGTTGTCGTACTCGTCGAACGCGACATACGTTCCAGAATACTCGATCGTGAGACTGATCATCAAATCACGATCGACTGTATCATCGTTGATTACGATCTGTTGCATAGCAATGTCTCCTTGTGCAATGTGTTTAGCCTGTCATCATCAGACTGCAGTGGCTACTTGCAGTGACCCAACTTGCGTTGGGTTTCGACTCTTGCACCACCTTACGGGCTTTGTTCCGTTCTGCAACCTGTGCACGGTTGTAAGGTTCGTTCGGGTTGTCAAAGATCAGGTCTACAACTATCGTACCAAGAATGGGCCGGCGTGTAAACCGGTGTCGACAAGTACTTAGGTGAAAATTTAGCACTTTTTTAGGCCCTCCAGGCGCCCGCTAGCAGCCGGATCGTATTTTAGTGGTTTTGCTACCTGGTCTGAGCAGGCCTCTCTCCAATGCAATTTTGAGGCCCCTACCGAGCATCGAACTGGCACTCGTATCTCTATGGCTGGATGCTCCATTAAATTGACTAGGTCTCGAATCACATCTGGGTTTTCAGCGATTTCAGTTGGCGCCTCAAAAAGCGTCTCATCGTGGACGCTTGCAACAATACGAATGGGTGTGTCCTTTATCATGTGCCACGCTGCGACTGTGCGCTCTTTCATCAGATCAGCTGCACTTGATTGATTGATCGAGTTGAAAGCGATGTGCGCATGCGTTCTCGGCAAATGTCTATGCCGTCCATAAATGTTGTATACGTATCCGCGCTGTTCAGCAACCGCTGCACACTTGCGAGATGTGCGCTTGATACCCGGTAGTGTCTCATGGTATTTGTTGAAAACAGCGATAGCTCGATCTTCACACATCGAGTTAAACACATTCTTGTATTCAGACTCTTTGAATGTACCTCGAGCAATCAGTGCTCTCACCTCAGCATCTACAGCACCGATGACTTCGCCATTTGCAGTAAGCATCTTGATTGTCTTTTTCTTGCCTGCACCAAATCCGATTGCAAAGTTAACTGTCTTCGCAGGTTTACGACTGATCTCGCACATGTCTGCAACCCACTGATGAAAATCAGTATCGGGATTCTCATTGTACGCAGCGATCGCATCATGATCTTGGATGTAGTGCATCATGTAGCGAAACTCGATTTGTGAAAAGTCAATCGAGATGAATGAGTTGCCTTCACGTGGATGTATGAGCTCTTTGGCCTCCTTGTTTAATTGTTGGCTGTTGGGTGTCTTGCACGACATACGACCAGTGCGCACTACTTGATTGTATTGAGGATGCAAGATTCCATCGATGTTCAGTTCTTGGTACGGCGTGATAAAGAAGTTCTTAAGTGTATTCAACTTACGATATGCAATGATGTTCGTTACGATATCCTGAGGTGCATGCGGATGACCAATGTAAGCAGCTAGCGCTTCTTTGTCGAAGGATGGATTCCCCTCGTCAGTGTATCCTGCAACAGGCAGACCGTACTGGAGGCACAGCACTTCGAAGCAGTCTTCGTTCACGTGCGGTCTAAAACTCCGGCCTGCTGCCTTTTCAAGTCGTTCTTCGAGTTCACACATCTGAGTCATGATGATGAACTCTTTCGATATTAGCTCAACAGGCTTGACGCACATCCCATATACCTCTGTTTCAAACAGCACGCGTGTAAGCTCGATCTCAGTCTTGAGTACCCCTTGGCACTGTTCGGGAGTGCGTGCGTCGATGTATCTGTGTAGTCGCCTGTTCGATAAGGCGTCTTGGCAGTTGTATTCCGCGATGATGTCAAGTGGGATTCTACCGAAGTCCTTGTTTTTGTGCAGATATGGTTTGAGTCTTTCTTCGTAGCTCGAGATATCCTCTTTAAGCCAATGCATGCACAAAGCGTCAAGGCCGTAGCCTCCAGAGAACATTCGATCGCTATCGAGAATCTTGGCACTCACAACAGTACATCGCAATTCGAGATCTTCGGGCAGCGGACCGATTCCATTGTTGAACACATGGGCATCGTACTTAACGTTGTGATTCACCCAAGTCTTTGATCGCCGTACTAGCTCTTGAAGCCAGTTATCAGCTAGACCGGCTGGGACGCACCATGCAAGTGGAACCTGATCCCACGTAAACGCATAACAATACGGTGCGCAGTGATGCCATGGGTTTAACGAATCCAATCGTGGATCACCACTTGTCGTTTCAAAGTCCAAGAACAGCTCGCTGACATTGTCAGGCAAAGCCGGAAGTTCGCTGACTGATTCGATAAGTATGCCGCCGTTTGAAAACTTAAGCATTAGTGAACCCTAGAATCTTGAGTCCGTTTTCGATAAGACACGATGCATTCATGTCTTCGCGTTTTGAAAGAGCGCCCATGATTGCAACAACGGTCTCTCGTTCACCGTTGCATTCAAGAGCGTCAATCAAATCGTCCAAACTGTGGTGATTGGTCCGCAAGCTTTCTAGCTTAATGGCCTTTGCAATGGCGAAGAGATGGGTCTCAGACGCATTGCGAGTTCCCACTCTGCGCTTCTTCGCTGGTACGCGTTGAGCACGTTTCTTAGGTCTTGTTCGCTTGGCCATGGGTTCTCCTTAGTAAGGTGAATGCATGCATCAACATCGATTCCTGAGTATCGTTCGTCATTGTACGCGAATGACTGATCGTCTGTGATTTCCAAGAAGACGCTGTTTGCTCTTAAGATAATGCCTAGGTCGTACATCTCCTCGCGCTCGCCATATCGTTCACGAATGAGATCGTCCTCAGCGGTAAAGACGACGGTATACGCACACATGCAGCGTAAGTAGCCGTCTACCATTTTGTAGGCCCAAGGACTAAGACGGCTCGAGTCCTCACCACGAGCATAGCAATATGCAATCTCGCTCATGTGAAAGCGATCTTGTACACTTCTGGATGCAGCGTGTTCTAGGTAGCCCCAGTATCTATTGAACCCGTCTGGCAGTCGCGAGAAATGTTTGTAGATGTAACCTTTGTCAACGAGCGGTGCAGCTGCCACGAGTTTCTTAGCAAACGTAGTTTTGCCCAGCAAATCAGTGCCTTCGATAATAATCATAGCTTCAGTCCTTGTGCGAGTGAGGATGACCGGAGTTCGTGGCGCTCTCCGCTAAGATACGACGAACAGCATGCTAGTAAATCAGATGTCATAGCACCACTTGGAGTCCTAAATACATGCTTACCTTCACGTGCGCTCTCTTCGGCGCGAACTGCACGGAGACAGGATACTACATCATCTGGCTCTGTCCAGTTGTGTAGTAGACGATTTCCTTCGAGACATCCGCGCGCGGCGTCTGCATTCTTTTCATAAAGATGCAAGCTGCCTACATGATGTACATAGTCACCGGGCTCAATGCCGAGCGTTCCAGCAATGATACGCTGTACACACGTAAATGCGAACACGTCGTAAGGCATTCCTTTCCATATGTCGTTCGATCGCATGCTTGTGACCATGTGCAGTTTGCTGTTACGAATAAAAAACTGCCACGTAAGGGTGCACGGCAAATCTTTTGTTGATACTTTGATTGCATGCTTGAGATCATGAGGTCGCCAGATAGCTACAACTGCTTGGCGTGACTCAGGGTTGTTCACGAGAGTATCAACGATATCATACAGCTGATTCTCGAGACGTAGGCCATAGCCTCCGTGGGCTACAGTTCCGTCATCAGAGTACTCAACATACGACGGCGCGTATCGCTGTATCATATGCAAGTTGTTTGTCCCAGACATGTACCACAGAAATTCTGCGGCGGCATATGCTGATGATAGCGCTCGACGCGATACTGATAGAAATGAGCCCTGAGTATTGGTCAAGCGTGCAGACCACCCTACGATTTCACGGCACTCGCCCGCTCTGCTTTTAATTTTTGGAGCCTCTTGCAGTTCGCTTAGCGCTGTAAGCCACATCAAATCTATGTGACTGTGTTCGGAGATCATGAGGGTACCTTTCAATGTCAAATTGATGTCCAATAAACTGAGTCATGTCGAAAGTTTTTTCAAGTGTGCCGTTCGCGTTATCCCCTTCCCATTCGCAGTTGAACGGATTGTATACTGATTCCCAATCTTCGTTGCCCCAGAAGCCATCAAGATAAAGTTTCGCCTGTTCTGCTAACCAAGTGCCTACTGCAGGAACAATTCCTTTGGCAAGTTGTGGAATAGGCATCTTGCCTCGGGGGATATCCGGCCACCCCATGATGCGCGATAGTTCGCCTATTGTAAGTGGTCGATCCAAATCGGGATGAACAATGCGTCCGGCACCACTGTGCATTGTTGCAGATGGCCGCAACCAGTTTGCCCGATGCATGCAGTGCAAACTGAAAGGCATGTCGGACGCTCGAAAATCCCATACATCTTTCCATCTCTGAGGCAACACATCGTAGTGATATCTTGCGAGAGTATTCACATCCCACCCGTTCGGCAGATGTGGCAACGTTGCTTTTTCGTCTGGCGTGATTTCAAGATGTGAATCAAAGTTGTAGTCGATGCTATTTGCTTTTACCTCATTACTTTCACGATTGCGAAGGCTATAGATCGCATCATACAGCATCGGCTTCCAAGGCGAGATAGTTGGTGGCATGATGTTGAACTGTTTGTCATTACGGTATGCTACAAAGAAATAGCGTTTTCTTTGTTGAACGTTTCCGAACGAAGCTGCATTGATGAACACATGGGCAATACGGTACTTCTTTGGCTTGAAGCAATCCTTTATTGCCCAGTCAATCAAAGGTCTCCCAACAGTAGTAGCCTGCTGCACCGACTCCCAGACAACAATGTCGAACTTGCCGGCGGAGTATTTGCACAATTCTTGAATGTCACATGTTTGCTTTGCAAAGGCTCCATGAGTGTCTTCGCCGTAGCCGCTAGTGATTGTTGAAAATCCTGTGCAGCGCGGGTTCCCAAATGCAAACTCTGCTTTAAGTTTTGGCCACTTTTCAAATTTTGCGTTGATTACTGGAACCCCTGCAACTTGCTCCGCTGACTCTGTACCAAACCCGTGCACCTCCAGTTGGCACTCTACAGGCATGACTTCCTTCACGCCCATACTGAAGCCTCCTGCAAATACATGTATTCCTATAGCTTTCATCACAATCCTTTAGCCACCGAGTGGGCATTCTGGAGGTCGAGGTGCGTGCTTCTGGTAGACGGATC